TGAAATGTTTATGTTTACCTCTTTCATCTAATTAATTCACTTAATGTTCCTTTATTATTATATGTTGCAAAGTTAAGACTTATTTTTGATTCTTTTTTCTGCGGCAGATATACGTGTTTTTGATTTGCCATAATGGCTAAACCTGAACTTATACTTGCATCAAACTTTGTTCTAGCACTAATATCAAACCTAGCCCAATCTTCAAGTGTACGTGTGAAGTATACGTTACCCATTTCATCACCGGGCCTATGCTGTCCATCTAAATCTATACCTACATGTTTTTCTATATATGATTCTATAGCTGCGGCGTGTGATTGTTTTACATCCTCAGACGTGTTAGGTATACCCCCAAGCTCTCTTTCTGTTTTAGATAGTTTGTTAAAATGTTTGTCTGGCCTATTCATACTAAATCCTCTATACCCTCTATTTTTAAAATGATATAAAAGTCTCGGCTTGTTATTCTCTACAAGTATTGGCATACCATAAAACACACATGCCATCAATACTTCTTCAAAAAATATTTCAGCTGTTTGAGGTCTAGCTACATATTCTAAAAAAAACTCATTACTTGGAGCGTCATCCATATTGTATTTAGTCAAACCATGCAGAGCTCCATTTGAACCTCCACCTCCTACAGTACCTGATATATCATACGAGTCACAGCCAAATGCTCCTATATGTTCGTTAGCAGGAAAATATATTCCATGCTTCTGTATTTTTCTATTTGTCAAACCTTTTTTAGGTGTCCAAGATACTTTAAATCTTCCCCTAGAATCTGGTGTCCATATAACCTCTGAGTCTTTTACACCATCTTTCCAATAGAATCTACCTCTAGTTACGTGATGCTCCATAATAAGTGAATCATTGTAATCTATCTGCTGGTAAATTTTAGTTAGGTTAAATAAAGAAGATTTACTTTCATCTCTAAAAGCGTGAGACTCTGTTCTTGGAAACTGTCTATAAAATTCATTTAATGCGTCTGCATCTTTTTTTAATGAATCTACTTCTGCTTCCCAGTAATCTATTGCTCCATTAGTAATCCACTCATCATCTACTCCTCTGACTTTTTTCTCGGGCTTTCTAAATACAGGCATCCCAAACCTATCAATAAATCCTTCCATGTTCCACTCCATTGGAATAAATAAAGAATACAGTCCTGATTTAGTTTGACCATTAGCGTTTCTTGTAGATAGATTAGAATCCTCAAACAACTTTTTAAAATTCTCACCACCCTTGCTAAGTGCGTTTGATGTAGAACCCATCATACACTTTCCTATAATTTTACTACCCAGTCTCAAACAGGTTTTGGTTACACGCCAGTTATTCTGGATGTTATTTGGTTTAAGCCACTTACCTGATTCATCATGTACAAGCAGTAATAGTTTCTCACCATCATAAGAGTTATCATCTGTATTCTTCCAGTCAATCGTTGTATCTAATCCTGTAAGCTCATCATCCATAACCTCGTGCATATTCTTTTTAGTAATCTTAGATGCAGGAACTCTGAACGCTAATTCAGTTTTTGGTTTATCCATACCATCTTGAATAGGTTTAAAAAAGAACGGTAATCTATTTGCTATAGGTACAACTTTATCGGTAAACATTTTTTTAGCATCCGAACCAGTTTTAGAAAGTATCCCAACCCTTGAATCTCTTGCAAGTGTTCCGGTGTTGACACACTCAGACGAGCCCATAAAAGAAAATCCTGAACGCCTTATCTTCAAATAGTCCATACCAAAACATCTCTTGTCTGCCTTACAAGCCTCCCAGTATAAAAAGAATATTCTATTTGCTTCTCTATAGTCAGGATACCCGACATCAATACTTGTCCACTGTAGATACATATAATGCGAACCTGTTATGTATGTAGGCTTTCCGTTATTATAAAACCAATATCCAAGCTCTCTTCTATCAAACTCTGATTCTATATAATCTACCCATTTGTTTTTAAATGCAGGTGGCCTGTCGTTCCATTGAAAGATAGAATTTATTCTTGACAGGTCTTTAGGTAATTCTTCTCGTTCCCAATACTGCTCTTCTTTCTTGTTAGAACGTTTAAATAACTTTTCTGGCTCTTTAGGTAGTCCAATAGCCAGGCCATTTATATTAATAATTTGACCTATCGTTCCGTTTCTTGATATTACAACTAGGTCATACTTTTCGCTATATCCATAAAGCCAAGTTTTAGCTCTGTTCTTTTTTGTTAGAACAGACTTAGGTATATAATCTTTTATTACTTGATATAATTTATTTTGACCTTCGTTCTGCAAACCCTTGTTTTGTATCTGTTTTATCTACTTGTCCTCCAGAGTTAATTACCTCTTCCTCTGAATCAATTTTGTTTAATATTTCAAAAGCATCGAATATAGCTAGCTTTTTTGTAGCTGCTGCGTTCTTTAACCTATCCGCTGCTAGTTCATCGTCAGGGTCAGGCTTTATGATATCTTCTTTAGCTACCTTTATTAGTTGTTCTACAGCTCTACGCCCTGCGTGTATTATTTCTTTTTTTAAATCTTCTGACTTCATAGTTTCATTGTTATTTGGTGGTCAAACATTCTGTATAGCTTTTCATCATCCACTGTAAACTCGTATTCACTATTGGGTTTAAATGATATTTTGTCACCACTCTCGACACCTTGTGAAGATAAATATTTATTTGGGTATTTCATAATACCAACCAGTGGTTCTTCTTTACCTAGCTTCATTATAAAAGATTCTTCTACAGGAACAGGTTTAACAAAACAATACCTGTCATGACATATCCACTGGTCATTATGTTTATACATAAAGAACTGGTCATGCTCTATAAAAAACAAATCATCTTTAAAAAAACTCTTTCCACTCTTTTGTCTACCCTTCATATCATTGTAGAATTTAAATACATTATGATGTACTAAAAGTAAGTCTCCTACTTCTATCTCTCCATCATAACCCAGTGGTGTAGATACCACCACGCCCTGTCTATTAGAAGCCATGTGGTTTTCCTCCGAAGTACTTGTTATAAAATCCATACCATCTATATCTTTGGTGTTGGTATATCTTTTATCATCAAGTGGTTTTACGATAAAATAAAAAGGTGACCTCATTAAAAGTTTATATTATATTCTATTGATACTGGCATATTTGAATTAAACTCTTTCCAGAGTAATATCTCTCCCTCTCTTTGTATCCAGATTTTTATACTATCAGTTCTCTCTACATATTGTATTAAGTGTATAAAATACTTTCCACCTAATACCTCCTGACCTACTATATAGTGCATAGCATCAGACTTATAGTTTGGCCCTATTGAGATTTTACGAATATCCATTTGATTAAATTTAATTAATACAAAGATATAAATAAATTACCTGCCTTGACCCCTGTATTTTTTCTTGTAAGCTGTTTGACTTCGACTAGCGTTTTTACTATGAACACCAGGCCTTTTTTTCTTAGGCTTATCTATGTAAGCATAAAGAATATTACGAGCCATTCTTTTGAATTGTTTTAAATTTCTCCGCTCCCCTTGAACCGAAGTATGCTACATAGACAGTAATAAGCAAACTTTTTAATAAGTCTACCCATCCACTATCCACATCAAATGAAGCTCCAGTTGAATCTATAAATATTAATAATACCATCGAGACAGTTAGGAATACTAAAGTAAGAGGTCTCGTGTTTTTCGAGAGCCATGAATCACTTTGCATATCCGCTTGCCATCTTTTAGACACCTCTTGCATTTCTACGGTATCTTGATGCAAAAGAGCTAAAGCTTTTTCTTTGTCTTCTGCTGGAAGTACAGGGTCTTTTTTTATAAGGTTTTTAACCACACCCATAATACCTTTATCTGGAAGCACTTCTCCAAAAGAATCTATAATAGATGAACCAGCTCCTGATAAGAACTGACCTACTTTTGTTTCTTTAAATTTTTTCTTCTTACTCATATTACCATGTATTTAGTTTTGCCATTATCCTTGTAAGCTTTTAAACATCTATTTCTATTTTCATCAGGACTTACATACGAGACGTGTACCCAGTCAGGATTATTGTCATCTCCAAACTCCCATATCATCTGGTCAAAACTTATGTTTTCTTTTATGTGTTTAAACATCTCAGCGTTGGATTTTACACCAAATGTATCATCTATATCCATTGCTCTGCCTTGACAGTGCTGAGATGATTCACTTCCACCTATTGCTGTGTTAAGCTCTGGACTTCTAAAAAAAGAATTTATTTTGATAGGCCCACCTACCCATTCTCGAAGTGGTTCAAACACATGCTTAGCTACAGCTTCCATATTAGTAAGCTGATATTGGTTGGGTGTATTATCTATGTTACGCCTAAGCGCTGTATTAGATTTTACTCCTTCTTTATAAGATATATGTTTGCTTATTTTTTTAATAATTGATAAGTTTTAATAATCGTATACACTAAGGTAGCAACTATTAAAAGACCTTGCAAGACTTGATTTATCTCTGCTACGCTAATTACGTAAACAGCCACACCAAGTATTGTAGGTTCAAAATCTGACATTATTCCTCAGTAGTTATTTCATCCCAGGCTTGAGTTTCCTCATTCCAAGAATATATTTTATCATTCTCTGGCATTGGTGTTGGAGCTTGCCAATCAAAATTATCGTCCAATGACCAGCTTGGGTAAGGCTGAGGTGCTATAAACACATCATTATCTGAATCGTAAGTAAACCCTACTCCGGCAAACTGTTTTCTTATATTATTATTGTAAGAAGTTTGCACCCAATTAGAGTGACCGAAAAGAGAAACACAAAAGCCAATGCCCTTAGCTTCGCTTTCTGTTTCCCCATCCATAAGCTCATTGTTGTGTACAACAATTACTTTGGTTACTACATTATTTTCATCAAGTTCTGCAAAATGTGCCATAATTTAAATTTTAACTGTGAACATAAGTTCCACTACCTGTATAAGTTAATATTGTTTCACTTCCATCTGTTGTCACGGTTGGTGAACCAGTCGTTGTTCCTGAATAATCTGATGTGTTCATTCTAAGTATTACAACTCCAGAACCTCCGTTACCACCACCTTGAGTGGTATAATTAGCGTTGTTCGTCCACGAACCACCACCACCACCACCACCGGTGTTTGCTGTACCTGCGTTAGCTCCTGCATCTCCACCACCACCAATTCCTCCAGATGAAGCTGAACATCCAGAAGCAAAACTAACTCCACCAGCACCACCCCCTGCATAATAAGTTGTAGTTCCTGTAATTGGTACGTTAAGTCCTGGGCCTCCATTTGCTCCACACGAACCTGCAGTAGAACTTAATCCAGCTCCACCAGCACCTCCACCACCTCCACCGATGTCTCCAGTTACTCCTTCAAATCCTTGTCCGTATATTCCCTTCCCTGGATTTACATATCTAGCACCTCCACCAGATCCACCACTTTGAGCAATGTTACTAGCTCCTGTACCACCTCCACCACCAAAGGAAGTGATAGTACCAAAAACAGAGTTTGTTCCATTTGAACCTGTAGCACCATCATTGTTAAATGACCCACCTGTTGCACTAGCAGTTCCACCACCTCCGATAGTAATCGTGTAAGTTTGAGCAGATAAAGTAATGTTGCTTTCAGCGGCTAAACCACCTCCTGTATAATTACCATAGCTAGTTCTTAACCCTCCAGCTCCTCCGCCACCACCGACTCCACCTGCTCCTCCTCCTGCTGCTACAACTAAGTAAGCAACTTCACCAGCTGGAATAGCTGCAGGAGTGCTTGGGTTTTCTTTAAAGGCCATGTATAGAAGAGAATCGCCACTCTCATTAACTCCATTACCTGAACCTACTGTAAAACCATCAGAATCAAACGAACTTAATGATGTACCTGCAGCTTCACTACTCTCATCAGAATCACTATTCGCAAATAATAATTGATTTGCGCCTCTTGAAGAATCAAACATTTGCCACCCTCTCGCACTATCCATATTTTTAATTAACAACCAGCTTGGTTGAAAACCTAAACCTGTTATTGATTGTGTACTTCCGTTTCCTGTATAAGTTCCAAACTTGCTAAATCCTGATATAGCATCAAAACAATATGCTATATATTCTGCAGAAGAAGTATTAACAGATGCACTATTACCTAATGTAAATACTGTTGAAGTAGGAGCTGTCCCATTCCAAAATACACCACTATCTGAAAATACTTGGTCAGTTAAATTTAATGCTAAATAATCATCTGTATTTAACAAAGTTGACTTAAAAATCCAACTCGCAGTAGCGTCTAATCTTTTGTAAATTACTACTTCTGGTGTTGTACCTAAATTATGACCTACAGTTGAACCTGAAGTTCCATCTCCTGTATATTTAACAATACTGAAACCAGCTGCTTGATTTGCGCTAACTATAGATTGTATTGTTCCGTCTGTATTACTTGAAGGAATTGGATTTGCTTTCCAGTTCCATGCTACGTAAGTAGTCCCACTATTATTAGTTCTATTAAAAGTGCCTCCTGAGTTTAATGTAAATCCATCTGGATTAAAAGCTATTAATCTATCAGTGCTTGTGCTTTGAGCATCTGTACTATCTGAAAATAGTTGTTTATAAATTCCTCTAACCAAATCTGTCCAAACGTTTTTATTAACTTGGTTTCTTGATTTCAACCAAACTAATGATGGGCTAAATCCAAGTCCGTTAATTGATTGAGGTGAACCAGTCCCTGTGTATAATTTGTTATAAAAACTATCCCCTAAAACTGGAGTAGCACTTGGGTCTGAAGCAAATGCCATGTAAATATATGTAGACCCATTGCCATTTACAGCGCCCCAAGTTGCAGCTATTTCAAATCCGTTTGTAAGAAAGTTTACCAGCGGATTTATTGTTCCCGATGCACTTCCATTTTCTTCTGCATTTGAATTAGGCATTAAATAATTGTATCTACTGTTAGAGGGGCTTCTAAACTTATCAACCACAATCCAGTCGTCTTGACCATCTGTTCTTTTTATCATTACATAAGCCGGCTCAAATCCTGTATTCACAATCGGCCCTGCAGTTGCTGAACCATTACCGGTATATGTGTTTAATTTTGAGTAGCCTGTTATTGAGTGAAAAGCATACATTACATAATCTTCTCCGTTAATATTTACAGCATTTTCTGTTCCTACTGAAAAAACAGAAGAAGTAGGTTCTACTCCCGCCCAATAATCATTAGTAGTTAATGTTGGGTCATCAGTATCTAATTTTAATCTTTGTCCTGCCGGACTACCTGTGTTATACTTATTATATACACCCCATGCAGCAGACCCGTTCAATCTTCTACTCCATAACATTTCTGGAGCAGATGATAAACCATGGCCTATGGTAGCTCCTGATGAACCGTTACCTGTATAAGTAATTATTGAAATACCTGTTTTTTGGTTGACTTGCACATTACTTGTAATAGTTCCATCTGTATTACTAGTTTTCGTACCTCCATCTACTTTCCAGCACCAAGCACAATATGCAGCACCGGTTGAATTTCTAAGAGCATTACCATTACCTATAGTAAATCCATCAGCATCTAAAGTTATTTGCCCACTTGCTTCTGCGCTTACTTCATTTGTTTGTACAATTAAATTGTTACCTCTCGAAGAGTCTGATAAAGAGTGTGATGCTGTTCCCCCAGTTCTTTTTTTTATCCAGACAATATCTGGTTGAAATCCAACTCCTGTAATTGATTGCGCTGCCCCTGTTCCTGTATATAAAACTACATTAAAGTTTTCGCTACCTACTGGCGGTATATCTTCGGATTGTAGATCTCTCCATGCTCCACCATCCCAAAACTCTACTAAGTTAGTTGTGGTGTTATATCTCCACTCTCCTGTAGAAGGACTTGTAGGTCTTTCTGCAGTTGTACCACTAGGCAACTTCAAAGCAGTGTTTAAACTTCCTAAGTCAAATAAATCCGGTGATGTAATTTTTGTTGTTGCCATAATTATTCTTTAATTGCGAAATACATATATCTACCCCCACTGTTATTATAGGTTGATCCCAGGTTCATAATTTGAAAATCAGTGCTGTTAAAATCTACATTACTAAATACACTTGTTCCTTCAGCAGCAGTAAGATTAGCGTCTAAATAATCATTTCTTGGATTAGATGTGCTTCTTGCGCTATCAAGTATTCTCCATCCATCTCCTGTGTCTAATCTATGAACTAATAAATAATCAGGTTCAAATCCAGTGGATATCGTTGGGCCTGATGAATTACCATCACCAACGTATGCGCCAGTTGCAATTTTTCCTGTAACAGAATGAAAACAATAAGCAATATATTCCTCAGAACTACCTGATAATGTAGAACCCACAGAAAAAACAGTTGAAGTAGGCTCAGTTCCTGCCCATACGGATGGCGGAGAACCTGAGTTCAAAGTCTCTCCATCACTACTATTCAACTTTAAAAAATAATCAGCTGAATTTGTGCCTGAATTTAAATCTTTGTGCCAAGTATACCAATCATTAGCACCATCTAATCGTTTTGTAATTATTAGTTCTGGAACAGAAGCTAAGCCATGTCCTACCGTGTTTGATGTTGAACCTGTTCCAGTCCACCTAACAATACTAAAACCTTCACTTGCCTGTACTGTCGAGGTTATTCCGCCATTCGTATTACTTTCTGTAGTTCCGCCGTTGGCTTTCCAGCACCAAGCTACATAAATTGAACCTGAATCATTAATTTCATTATCACTACCTAAAGTAAATCCATCACTGTCAAAAGATTGTAGTCTTTGCGGGCCTGTATTTTCTGCATTAGTGCTATTTGAAGTTATAAATTTTAATACTCCTCTTGATGTATCGTATAAGTTATGATTTTCTGTTTTATCCCTTTCTTTTATCCAAACCCAATCAGGTTTAAAACCTACTCCTGTTATAGCTTGTGTACTACTATTTCCAGAATATAACATTATTTTAAAACCAAATGCTGGAGGAGGTGGTGTAACATTATTAATTTTTTGCCAAGATGTCCCGTTATAATACTCTTCACAAGAAGCTGACCCTTCTGAAGTTTCGTTGGTATTATTTCTTATTTGTCCAGCTGCAGCAGTGGGTCTATTTAACTCTGTTCCGCTAGGTATTTTAAGTCCGCTTTCTGAGGTTGCCTCATTTAAATCTAGTACGTCTGGTATTACTTTTGTTGTTGCCATATTATACTTCTATCCAATTTACAGTTTCTTCATCCCAAAGATACGATTTTCCGTCATTTGGTTTATCTACAGGTGCAGCCCAATCCGAATATATAGATGTACCATCTTTAAAAACTCCAGGAGATATATCTTTGTCTACTATAATCCAGCTAGGATACGGTTGTTTCATTTTAAGTAATGATGTTGTCCACTCTTGAGCCTCCTCATTCCAATAATCTTTTCCTTCTACTTTTTCTACTGGAGCTGTCCAACCAGTTTCAGTGCTCCAAGTCCAACTTGGATATGGAGGCTCGGAGTTATAAGGCTGAGATAAATATAAATAATCTACCCATTCCTGCGTATCTTCTTTCCACCAGTATTCTCCCTCCGGTATTTCTACAGGACATTCCCATAAACAAGTTTCTTCATTTAGAGTCCAACTTGCAAATGGTTGTGGCGCATAAAACGCATCTCTTACAGGATCGTAAGTATACCCTACTCCTGCATAATTTTTTCTAAAAGGTGTGCCTCCGTTTTGGTGAACACCACCGTGTGTATTGTAAGAAGTTCTCTTGCAAAGCTGTCCTTTTCCATAATACCCTTCCCAGTAAACCGTGTTGTCTATTACGTCTGGTGGGAGAGCATGAAGCTCATCAATCTTAGCTTGAACCTGCGCATCTATAGCTACAACTTCTTCTAAAGTTTTTCCAGTTCTGCTATCTTCTAAATCTTCTATCTCCTTTTCTAGCGTTTCATCTCTTGCAGATTTTTCATACGTCTCCAGCACTCCAGTAATTACTTTAGTAACTACGCACAGCGCATTGTTTATCTCTTGATATTTTGCATCTATCTCTGCTTGCTTCGCTTCAATAGCAGCTGTATCTTCTGCAGTAGGCTCTTCAATAGAAGTAAGATTACTCATCTCATTACTTAAAACCTTTAGCTCTTCTCTTAAAGTTCCTGTAGTTGCGTCGTTATTTAAAAATGCGTAATGTGCCATATTAACTAAAACTTACTGTATCGCTACCGGCAGTAAACGATGTTATTTTATCACTACCATCCGTAGCTGTTGAACTTGTTAAACCTGCTCCTACCGATATAGTATAAGTGTTTGGATATCTAACTATAACTATTCCAGAACCTCCAGTGCTTCTTGCACCTCCTCCACCTCCAGTGTTAGCTGTTCCTGCGCTGCCCTCATTTCCTCCACCTCCAGACCCCCCAGGTAAAGTTGAAGTTCCAGACCCTGCAGCTGCACCTCCTCCACCAGCGTAGGTTGTAGCAACACCTGTAATACTTGAAGACTTTCCATCTCCACCGTGTCCATTCCCATCTGTGTTACCTGCTTCACCAGCACCTCCTCCACCTCCACCGTAGTATGTTACAGGAAAATTTGCACCTTGGTCACCTGTTCCGCCATTAAATCCTTGTCCTGCTGTTGCAGTTCCTCCAGCACGTCCAGCAATTGATGCAGCTCCACCACCAGAACCTCCATTACCTCCAGTTTCAAATGTTGCTGGGTCACCAGTACCTCTATATCCAGCTCTACCCCCTCCAATAGCAGTAAGTGTAGAAAAAACAGAGTTATCTCCTTGAGTATTTAAAGCTCCGCCACTACCAACTGTTACAGTATAACTTGTTGATAGAGCTACTCCAAATGAGGCGTTTTCTAAAAATCCACCAGCTCCACCCCCTCCAGCTCCAGTGGAAGAAGATTCATCACCTCCTCCACCACCACCAGCTATTGCTAAAACATTAACTACAAAGTCTACGCTAGGTGATGCCGCTCCTTCAGAGAATCTTTTCCAGTCTGAGTTGTCTTTGTATTCAAGTCTGCTGTCTGTAGTATTTAAACGTAGGTCTCCAGCAACTCCCGTTGGTCTTTGAGCCGTAGTTCCCTTAGCCCACACTAGACCTCCAGTGTCACCACTCATGTCAATTACGTTTGTAGTTACTTTGGTTGTTGCCATGAGCTATGTTTATGTAATTACTATTATCTGTATACCATTGGTTGCTGTTACAGGCGGCGGTGTTGTGAACGTTAATGTGTTAGATGATACAGTCCAATTCGCTACTCCTGAAGCGTCTAATAAATTTTGCGTTACACCGCTAATACTCACTAAACAGTTTTGTGCAGCAGTAGGAGTAGAACCTAAAGTTAGCGCTCCTAATGCAGAGCCAGTTCCTGTGAATTGATTTATTGAACCAAATCCTCCTCCTGAACTAGCAAGAGTTATATTATTTCCTCCAGACTGCGTTATTGTCATACCTGTTCCGGCAGTAAGCAAAACAGCTGAATCATCAGTACCTGAGCCTGACGTTAACCTTACATTTACATTACTTCCAGATGTAGCTGCGTCTAAATTATATGTGTCTCCGGCCGCAGCTGCAATTGATATTTCACTAGCACTTACATGTGTTAACGTTATGTTTGACCCTTGTGTTAGTGTTATAGCATCATTACTACCATCACTACCTGCTAGGTTTATATTTGTTGTTCCTACCGGAACATCAACCGAATATGTTGTTCCTGTTAAAAGGGATTTGGCAACCTGAATGTTGTCTGTGCCTTTATATCCAACGAAATAATCTATGTCCGCTAGAGTGCTCCCTGTTGTAAATTGTGAAAATTTTACTGCCATTTTTTTTCTTTTAAGGTGCTTGTTCTGTTATTAAATCTTGACTTCCTGTCTCACTTACCATTTGAACTCCGGTTTCAGTAATTATATCTTCTCCTCCATAGGGCGGGGTAATTCCTAATTGGTTTATCCCGATGTAATTTCCTATGGCAATTATTAAAGACATATAACTATACCTATTACCACAGAGCTATAATGTTTGAAGCACTTGTTCCTGTTGCAAAAACTTTTCTTACATGAACTGGAAAAAACGCTCCTGTATTTACTCCTACAAACGTAACCTCGTCACCGGCTACCGTTTCTACTTTTAAATCTCCTGCCGTACCAATGTATAGTACCGCTCCTTCTTGCTCACCGCCATATATAACGTAAGCTTTAGCAGTTACCGCAAATATATTATTAGCAACTGTAAGTGTTGTGTCGTTTTCAATACCAATTACAGTAGTCTGAGTACCGTCTGTAGTATTAACGACAATCATTCCTAATTGAACTCCGTTTGTTAAAAACGTCGCTGTATTATCTATTAGTTGTGTTGCACTCCCACTGGTTGTTGTTCCAGTTGGCCCTGCAGTTCCTATATCAGGAATATCAGTGTTGTCTGATTTATAAACCGACCATGCTCTTCCTGCCTGTAATTTTTGGTATGCCATTATTTATTTATTATAAGGAAATATGCGGTTGAGCGAATCACGTCTTTGATCGCACCCGCAGTCCTTGTTAAACTTATCTGCTACTATGTCTACTGCTCTTTTTATCCCAGTAAACTTAGTAAATTTTTCTATGTCGTCTCCTAGTCCTCTTGATTTCATTTTATACATATACACTCTTCTTTTTCACAATTTTTCATTTTAAATGATATTGCAAAGATAATCTTATTCCAATTACATTTTATATTATGTGTCAACTTTCCCCACCATCTTGCTATTGCGTGAGACGCTTTTATGAGCCAAGCTCCTAATTTTTTCATATCGTTTTATTTTTTACACCCAAAGTTGTTTGCATAATTTGCCATAGCTACAACTCTTTTAGTGTATTTATTTTTATTCTTCATAACCGCAGAAGCGGCAGCGCAAGTAGACTTACCAGGCATATTCTTTTTAACCCAGCTTGTAAACTTGCCCTGATTTTTCTCCTTAATCATCGGAAATGGTTTCTTTGCCATTACTTTTTAATTAATGATGATAAGTGTGCGTGAACGCTTCCTTTTTCTCCGTGAGACTCGTAAGCCATAGAATGATCGCCGCCATATTTATGACCGTACATTTTTTTAGACATAGCTTCGCTTTCATCTCTTCTTGCTTTATAAGACTGAGATTTTTTGCCGTGCTTTGCTCCTAAAGAGTCATCTAATCTAGCGTTGTAACCTTGTGAGTATTTTACTGTAGGCATGATTTATAAATTTTAATTAAACAATTTTACACAAAGATACTAATATTTTCCTTGTCTATTTTTTGGTGAAGATTTTGTAGAACCACCTGATCCAGCCCATAATGTTCTGCATGCCCAATATCTTGCGGTAAGCTTTGATTTTGCTTGGGAACATTTATGTCTAGCTCTAAAACTTTTTCTTGCAGCTGCAGAATAATTGTGACCATAACCAGTAGCTCCAAAGTGTATAAGTTTTTCTTGTCCTCCCGAACAAGCTTTAACCATTTTCTTTTTACCAGGTCTGTCTGATTTAGTCGGCTTGTTACAAGCCATTTTACTTTTATCTGCCATTATGCGTTTCTTACTTTTGCTGCTTTTGTATTTGATACCACTGTTTTACCTTTAGCTCCCTCTCTTTTTTTCTTACGAGCTGTTTGAGCTAATTGTCTTTTAGAGAGTCTTAATGCTTTTTTTCTCGGAAGACATCGGTCTGGATTTTTTTTATTTTTACTAGTGCCGCACTTGCCTTTGATTTTACCATCCGTACCAATGCGAACCCAATCATCTTTAACCCAGTCTTGAAGCTCTCCCATTACTTTTTCATTTTAGACATAGACTTTAACATCCTGTCAATTTTACCAGCTTGTGCTTTGTGCATAGCCGATGCTTTTTTTAGCTCTCTGGATATTTGTTGTAGTTTTTTCTTTTCCATTACGTTTTCATTTTAGCACCAGCTATTTTATCTGCATAAGTTATACCTGGGTTTTTGTCTATGCCAGCCTCAACGCTTAGCATGCCAAAGTTTTTTCTTTTGCTCTTACGAGCTTTTTTATTCATTTTACTCATGATTTACCTTTTGCTTTTTTTGCATAATTAGGATCTTTACAATATTTACTCGCCGCCATATTTGCATAAGCAGACGGGTAAGTATCAAAAGTTCTTTTAGCCCAAGCAATACCTGCTGGGCATATTTTGTTTTTTCTACCTGTTTTTTTCTTTGCCATTACTTTTTATGTTTATCTATAATAGCTTGTATGCTGTCTAATGAAACATTTATCTTCATTGTTAATCCAGCTTCAAATCTTGCTATCGGCTTGTTCTCTAAAT